AGGATCGGGTCTCAGGATTGAGTGTACTGTCTCCTTTAATCTTCTCGATTATATCTTCTATTGATGTATTTTTCATTTTACATATTTAAACCACAACCAAGAAATTCCAAATCTTAAAATCTCCCAAAGTATTAGTGTTTTAATTATTGTCATTTGTTACCTCCGTATTTTTTGTTGTAGTATTGTTCTGCGCTTAATCTTTGTAGTTCATTATTTTCAACTATCCAAGCATCAATTATCTGCTCCTTCTCCATTTCTTTGACTTGTTCAAATTCTTCTGCCGTAATGTAGCCCTTTGGTCTGTATTTTTCTTCCAAAAATTCTACTGCTGTCTGTTTCATTTTGCACCTCCGTATTTAATGTGTTCCCACTTATCTCTACCGCACCATTTACATTTAGTCGCACTTGATGTAGAGTTGTCTATTTCAAATTGACATTGTTTAACCATTTCCAAGTCATTGTCATTTGGCATAACGTGGACAACACCATCTTCTATAAAAACCCAAGTGTTAGAAATACCTTCGTGAATGTGAATAGGCATATTATTCTTTTGCTCTTTCTCCATTTCTTTGGCTTGTTGGATTATTTCAGGAATACATTTAATAGAATGTATTTTATCTGAATATACAATTTCTATTTTCCCTTTTTCAATTTGCTCAATCAACCATTCTACTGCTGTTTGTGTCATTTTACTTCATTTACTGTTCTACATACTTCGCACAACCTTTTGTTATAAGGAGCAAGTCCTAACTTAGGTGTATGCATTGTTTCTTTTTTGCAAGTGGGGCAATACTGTTTGCTTCTCTTGGTTGCTTCCATGAATGCAAATTAAGTACAAAACTTTACAAAAACCAAATATTATTTATTTTTCTTGCTTTCGTGATATTCTCTCTTCAAACGATCAGCTATCTCCATCGCCCTGGAATATGTCTTCATCGTCTTCCTGTTCCCAAACTCCCAGAGCTGATGACAATCCATACAGTATAGCATCCAGTTTTCGGGATGTTGCCTCAAACTCGGATAGCTTCCTTTTGTAATGATATGCGACACAAACATCGGATGAAAGTGTAGAAGACGAATACCACATTCTTCGCATTGATGATTTTGTCTTGTTTGCCACATATTTTGGTACCATGCTTTATCTCCTTTCATTTACACGGAATATTCTAGTACCTTTCTGATTTGCTCTCCAGGTTACCTTTGCGACTTTACTATCGATAATACTATTATTGCCCATATACGTCTTTATCATATTGGTGTGTTCTCTCTTCTCGTCTTCCAAATGAGATATCTGAGACCCAAGTTCCAAGTACTGAACAATATGATCGTCAATTTTTGTATTTGATACAATCGTATTCTCCTCCGGATTGGCAAATTTCTCATTTAAGAATTCTGCATACGCCTCAGTTCCATCTGCCGGTGGTGCGTACTGCTCATAATCGTCACCATTAGCCAATGCCTCTCGACCTAACTCCACCCTTTTCCAAAAATCCTCAGTTACATTAATAATCGAGCTGATAATTTCCTCATCTGCTTCAAACTCATGAACTTTAAAGTTCCTTCCGTCTTCCAAAACAACTAAGTATCCATTGCTCACACCAAGACCCATCATGTACGTTTGTAACTGCAAGTAGTAAGAAGGCGGTATTCCACCATCCCATTGCTTACTGCTCCAACCGCTTATAGTCTTAATCTCAACAATTGCTTCTACATTGTCAATGTTAATCTTACTATTGCGGATTCGGATATCTTTAGTAATAGCCAGGCGATCAGGTGAAAAGAATAAATGTGGAAATGAAGAGTTTATTATGTAGCCTTCAGGTTCGTATAAATGGCGAACTTTATTACCCTGTCCATGATTCTTCATCATCGTTTCCTCGTCCTTATCCCAATACTCGAAAATATCGGATATGGTATTCTCCAATATGGTTCCCATAAACATGGGCATATTCTGCATGACTTTTTGGGGGATGAGACCAATCTTTTGGTAGTACAATTCAGCCGGACTCTTCCAACTATTGACACCCATTAGAGTTCCAATCTCAGAAGCACCTAAACCTCGTGAACGGAAGTCAAGCCATTCATCATAGGCTTTGTCTTTGTTAATCTGTATTATTTCTAAACTCATTTGTCTCGTGTTACCCACTTTTCAAATTCTTCAGCAGCAAGTAGTGTCAATTCAACTAATTGCTGTGGATTATATTTTCTATCCTCTTTGGCAACCCAGTTGCCCATTAATTCAACGGCACTTTTAATGGAAGACTGCCTAATTATAGACAGTTGTTCCTGTCCATAGTGTTTCATATGGACAGGTTCAACTTTCTTTCCAATTCTGGCCGTAAGTTCCGGATTACTTACTCCTCTGGTCATAATTAAAATGGTAAATCGTCTTCTTCGCTTGCTCCCTCTGAAGTGTTAGGAATAACCTCAGAATCAGCTACTCTTTTGTCAGAGCCAAGAAATTTATTGGCATGAGCCACTTCCTGGACACGAGTATTAAACTCATTTACTTTGTTCATGCGGAAGGTTTCAACCTCAGACCAATCGATTGAGATAAGGTCTCCTTTTTTGTTAAATACTTCCTCAGGATCAGGCATTCCTTCGCCTCTTTTGAAAGCCCACTTAATTACCTCGCTACCCTGCTTCAAAAACAAAGCTGACCTTTTCTTTCCATCAATTTCTTTCAAAGAAGGAATAAATTCAACTTTTTTGCTTGGATCAATGCTAGGAGAACAATGTGCAAAAGCAATAAAGTAAGATGTCTGCTTAGCCGGTTGTCCAGCCTTCTCTTCCCCTTTAATGCGTATCTGCAACTGATACAACTCCTCATCCATAATGTCAATGCACAGGTCTGTGCCGTACAAACTATCCCTAGTTGACAATCCAACAATGTAACCTTCAATAGAATCAAACAATTCATACTTCTTGTCACCTAAACTCTTGGCAATCTTGCCTTCTCTAATGCTCAGGTAGGTTCTGCTACCCATTCCTTTGTTAAGTCCCATATCTATTTATTTTTAAAAATGTAATGCGAAGATACTATAAGTTTTGGTAATTCCAAATTTTTTTCGTAAAATTGTAAAAGAATATGAACAACGAATTAAAAGACAGAGTCCTTGAACTAAAGGACAAATTAAAGCGTGGCGATATGGCCCGAATCGTAGAGCGAGTATCGGTATTCGGTATTCAGAAATATGACGTTTATAATATCTTAAATGGTAAAAGTCTTGTTGATACACAAAAACTTATACTTGTTATGAAAGAAGTGAAGCGTTGTATCGATGAAAATGAACGCTATATGCATGAATTCGAAATGAAGATTGCAGAAGGTGACGCTTGATGAACTAGAACGCAGAATTATTGAACTCAAGAAAAGAGGTCTCAATATTTTAGTCGAGAATGAATTGATTGCTGATTTAAGAAGTCAGTACTATGATATATTTATCGATAAGAAACTTGGATCAATTACAAATCAGTTAAGAAACAATATACGTTTCTTGGGTGGTCTGCATAATGAGTTCGTCTCCTCTAGCAAGATAAAAGAATTTATGGGCATTCAGGTTGATGGTAATCTGAATAAGATTCTCTACGGAGAATATACGCTCAATTCTCTCAGAACAGCCATCATTGTTGCCGAATTCTACGGAGTGCCGGTGGATATCCTTTTATTTCATGATTTAGAAGCAAATGCGGAAACATTCAAACAGCTCTATCCTGCTCTTTTCAGACAGGGTAGAAATTAAACCCATTTCAGTCAACGAATGTTGGCAGGGTAAAAGATTCAAAACTAAAACGTATGCTAGCTACGAAAAGGAATTACTATTACGTCTAGCACCATATGACTTTGAAAAGTCCAAGGAGCCTTTAGAGATTTCTTTGATTGTGGGTTTCAGTAATATGGCATCTGACGTAGACAACGTAGTAAAACCATTCCTGGACATTCTCCAAAAGAAGTATAATTTTAACGATAAGTACGTCTTCCGCCTCATCGTAGAAAAAAATTTGGTGGTCAAGGGGGCCGAATTCATTGAGTTTTACATAAAAAAATGCGAACCAAGACATTTTTCTCTTGACAAATAATTTTTTCTGTTGTAATATTGCATTGCAGTCCGATTTGTAATGGGGGTATTTGTTGCGGAACTGCCTGGCGAAGACGAGGAAGTATACTTGTGGAGCTAGACCAACCACCGGACCTAATTTTCAAAAAAAAAGCACACGTTTTTTTGGAAAGGGGGGAAAGGGGGGTATGGTTTATCTCAGGCTCCACAAGGAAATATGTGTAACATAAGCAATCACATAAGCATAGAATAAATACAATAAAGAAATACAAATTTCTTTTTTTATTTTTTTTTGCATAATTTTGTAATAAATGGCGTTTACAATTACAAACCAACCAAAACAGTTTTTGCCAGAAAGTGAAAAAACTAAAGTTTGGTACAAAGAAAATCTCCAATTCATAATGAGTCATTTCAATAAAAGAAATGATCGTATAAGCAGAGTAAGGCAATCAAGAGATTATGAAAACCCAATTGATGAAATTGTTCGTATGTACACTTACTACTTGGGGAGACA